GCTCCGCGCTCGGCCTCCAGCGGACGCAAACTCCCGATAGACAGCCTTCCGCATAGCGGCAGTAATTTTCACGCCTCTACTCTAGCAGATTCATGCAAGGAAAGAAACCTGTTGACACGCCACTGCTTGCTATGTAACGATACGCGCATGGCAAACACACTGACGGCCGCGACCTCCGATGACGTGCTCCGCATTGCGGTGGGGCTGGACGACCTAAAGCGGCGGCTGCACGCGGAAGCCAAGGCCGGCAACTACGAGGGCGTGATGGCGATCTACGCCGCCATGCGGGGGATTGAGTTGGACGTGATGAGCCTGACGACGCTGGCGGGGAAGCTGGCGACGGATCTGGTGATGCGATGACTCGACTGTTCAAGATTCGTTCACGGGCAGCCAAGAAAGGCGCAGCGGCACGCGTGAAGGCCGAGTGCTGCATCTGCGGCAAGGGCATCTGGAATCGGATGGTCATGCGGGCGAAGGAACCTGGATATGCCCACATGGGCTGCACGAAGGGCGCGGATGGTTGGGAGCGTGTGTGGTGACCGCGCAGTTCTGGCTCTACCTGTTCGCATCGCTGCTGGGGCTGGCCTTTGTGTGGGGCGTGGTGGACGTGCTGGGCACGGGGTTACTGCGGGCCTATCGGCGGTATCAGGTGCGGAAGGAGTTCAAATGATCTGCGAACGCTGCGGAGTTTACTGCCCGCCGGATCGTGAGACGGGCTACGACGGAGACCACTACTGCCCAGATTGCACGTTGCGAGCGAGTGAGGACGTGGAGCAGGAATGGCGCGACTTGGTAGATGAACTGGAAGCCGACGACGAGACCGAATCACCGTTTTAACGCGCCGGCCGCAGAGCGGTTGGCAAGGGAGCAGACATGACGACTTCAGAGCAGATCGGGGAACTGGCGGCGGCACTGGCGAAGGCGCAAGCGGAAATGGAAGGCGCATCGAAGGACAGCGCGAATCCGTTCTTCAAGAGCAAGTATGCGGACCTGTCCAGTGTCCGTGCGGCCTGTGTGCCGTATCTCTCAAAGCACGGGCTGGCGGTGGTGCAGTCGCCCTCGATCACGATTACGACGGAGTTTGGCGCCGGCGTGACGGTGGAGACGCGGTTGCTGCATGCGTCCGGTCAGTGGATGGCCGGAACGCTCTCGTGTCAGGTCAAGGATGCCAGTCCGCAATCGGTCGGCTCAGCCATTACCTATCTGCGGCGGTATGCCCTGCAATCGTTCGCAGGCGTGGCGCCGGAAGACGACGACGGTGAAGCGGCCCAGAACCGCGTGAAGGCCCATACCGTGATTCAGAATCCGCCCGGATTCATCGATTGGCTGGATGACCTCGCGCTCGTCGCTGATGAGGGCACGGCGCGGCTTGAGAAGGCGTGGAAGACCTCCAAGGCGGAATACCGGCAGCATCTGACGAGCACGGACCCGCAGAAGTGGGCGCTGCTGAAGGCGCGGGCTGGGCGTGTCGTGGATGAGGTGGTTCGATGATTGCCGCGCATCCGTTCACGGTCTGCGAGGCTGAGCAGCGGTCGCCTGAATGGTTCCAAGCCCGATTGGGACGCCTGACCGGCTCGAGGGCCGGGGACATGCTGGCAACCATTAAAACCGGCGAAGCGGCAGCCCGCCGGGACCTGCGGACGCAGCTTGTGGTGGAGCGGCTCACCTCAAGCGTGCAAGAGGACGGCTTCATCAATGCGGCCATGCAGTGGGGCATCGACCAGGAGCCGGCCGCCTTTGCCGCCTACGAGGCGCTGACGGGCTTGGTAGCGCAGCGGACAGGCTTCCTGAGCCATGAGCGCCTGATGGTCGGGTGCTCGCTGGATGGACATGTGGGCGATTTCGAGGGCATTACCGAGTTCAAGTGCCCGAAGTCGGCCACGCACCTGAAGTATTTGCGGGCTGGTCGTCTACCTGCGGAATATGAGCCGCAGATTCTCCATAATCTGTGGGTCACTGGCGCTCAATGGGTCGATTTCATGTCTTATGATCCACGATTCCCACAGCCGTTACAGACGATGCTCGTGAGACTCTATGCGGCCGATTTAGGCATCGCGCATTACGCCAAAATGGCCGAAGCATTTCTCGCTGAAGTTGAAGCAGAAGTGAAGGAGATGCAGGAGTTCCAACGTGTCCCGTAAAACCATCGAAGAACGGTTCGACCGTTTCGTTCAGAAGACCGATTCGTGCTGGCTGTGGCGGGGTGCGGTCAACTCAAAAGGCTATGGGCAGATCCGCGCAGATGGCAGAGCGTTATACGCTCATCGGCTGGCGTGGCAGTGGTCGAACGGCAACCTTCCTGATGGCGCCCTAGTTCTGCATTCATGTGATGTGCGGGCTTGCGTTCGCCCGTCGCATTTAAGACTGGGAACCTATAAGCAAAACTCGCTTGATATGGTTTCCAAGGGCAGACAGAGCCGCAAACTGACCGATGCTGAAGTGCGATTAATCCGCAGGATGCGAGGCACCTATCGATCTATTGCGGCCTCCTTCGGCGTGAATCGATCCACCGTCGGACGGATAAAGAGCGGCCTCATATGGGCGCATCTAACTGGTGGCGAATGACCCCTGTCTTCCACGGCGTGGTGGAGAAGGGCGTCCTGGTGCTCGAGCCGCGGGAGCGGTATCAACGCTCGGGCTGGCTGAAGTCGCTGGAAGGGCAGCCGGTGGATGTGACCGTGAAGCGCCACTACAACAAGCGGAGCGACAAGCAGAACCGGCTGTGGTGGGGCATCATCGTGCCGCTGATTGCTCAGGAGACCGGCTACGACAAGCACGAGCACGACGCCGTGCATTACGCCTTGGTCGCGAAATGCTTCGGGGTGATTCAGGACGAACGGCTCGGGGAACTGCCGAAGGTGCGGAGCTCGCAGATGACGACGGCGCAGTTTACCGAGTTGATTGAATGGACGGTGCGGTGGGCGGCGACGGAGTTTGGGATGAACATTCCCCTTCCGGGCGATACGGAGGCCGCATGAGCATGCGCTACTTCTGCGCGATGTGTGAACGGTGGTTCACGCGGGGCGGGGACTGTCCCAAATGCGGGTTCAAGCTCGAGATGGCGCGAAAGAAGGCGGAATGAGCGACCGAATCGGCCAGAAGTTGGCGCGGGAGAAGCGGGTCGCAGATGCGGCGCGGGCCTTTCCGAAGGGGCCGACGCGCAAGGCGATCAAGGCCAAGAAGGGCCGATCTGAGGCGAAGGTGAAGAAGTCCGTGCGCCAACAGGTTTACGAGCGTGACGGAGAATGCCGGATCTTCTACTTCAAGGGCGGATCGGATCAGGGGGCGCTGCCGCTGCGAGTCGCCTGTGACGGGCGTGGCGAGTGGGCGCATTTTGACGCGTTCAAGCGGGCGCGGACGCGTGGGCAGGCACCGACGAAGCGGCATACCACGGGGGGGAGCCTCATGCTCTGCACGGTTCACCATGTCGCCTATGACCGGGGCGATCTGACGATTCGGGCCTTAACGCCATATGGCTGTGATGGCCCCTTGGAGTTCACATGCTGACCTTCCTGGCCCGCCTATTCCCCTCCCGCTCGTCCTATGTGTCTGAGGCATGGCTGGATGCCTTAGCGAACCGGGGGAGCACGGAGGGGTGGACGGAGGCGCCGCGGATCGACTGGCGCCGGTTTGATTACCAAGGGCCGCGTAAAGACGCGACGTTGCCCCAGGAGCCACGACCATGATGAAGCCGGTAGATGTGCCTGAGCGGATTGACGAAGCCGTTAGGGGCGTCGTGAATGAACTCATCGCGGTGCTGAAGCCCTACGATGTCGAAGTGGGCACCTATGCCGTGATGATGCTCGTCGCGCTCGTGGATCAGCAGATTCGTGAGCAATTTGGCGAAGAGGTGCTGAATTGACGCAGGGCACGCTGAGCTACACCCCGAAGTCCCTGAACCCCACGAGCCTGACAGGGCGGGTATATGCCCTACTGGACGCGCACCGGGGGGAGTGGGTGGACGGCAGGGACATTTCACAGGTCGGCGGCTATGCGGGGTGGTCGGCGCGGGTGCGGGATCTGCGGAAGCTGGGGTATACGGTGGAACAGCGCGATTACCGGCAGAAGACCGTCAGCGGCACGATTACGATTACGGAATACCGTCTCTTGTGAGCTCCGCGTTACGGGAGGAGAGTCCTTCGGCGCTTGGACGTGCCGCCGGTCGCGTGGAGACTACCGGCACCTCTTCTCCAACCGTGCTTCTGGTGCAACAGATGCACGTAGTCGCCAGCACGCGCCGGGTCGTGCGGAGAATACCCGGCACCTACATCTTGTGGCTTGACTCCGCGAGAGCAGAGGCGTAACTTATGCGGGTAAATAAAAACGGCTCCAAGGCTGGAATCCTGGAGCCGTCAGACGTGATGCTGAAACATCGCGCCCGGTTCGTTCGAACTGGACCCGATTCTACCAACACCACAACCTGTTCGCAACTTCCTCAAGCAAGGCGGCTCGAGCCGAACTCCTTGCGGCCCCACTTGGCAGGGATAACCAGCCGGGAGTGGGGCGACACGGACAGCAACCGGGCACCAGAGCTGTCAACGTGGATGCGTGAGTCTCAGAGCGTGGTGAGGTGTCGGGCGGCCGGCAGAGAGTCTGAGACAGGGAGGCCATCCGCCGTGAGCCTCCTGCCGAAACGACGGGCGATTCCGCGAGGGATGGCGAACGTGGTTTCAGGCACGGCATATCTCTAGGGGAGTGCTTTGCCTGACTCAAGGCTCAAACCGCTCAGGATGTTATGAATCACGAAACGTGGAATAGCGTAGAAATTGGAAGGCTACTCATGTCGGTCTATGGGTATCTGCCGATGTTTCCTCGCGGTTCACTTCAGGAACAGACACGCCAAGATCTGCGGCGGGTCGTGGAACGGTTACAGCGCACAGCCACAGAGCGCGGATGCCCGACGTGTGGGAGCAGTTTCTTTACCTTTGAAGAGGCGTCTGAGCCATGAGCGAATCCCAAGTCTTTGACACGTATCGGGCGCTCTGGGCCGAGAAGTATGGCGTGCCCTGCGCCCTGATCCTGTCGCCGTTAGATTTCGGGAAGCTGGGGACGCACCTGCGGGAGCACAAGATCACGCTGGCGCAAATGAACGACGCCCTCATCGGTTACTTCGATAGCGATGACTTCCTCGTCGTGAAACGCAAGCATCCATTAGGGCTATTCCTTGTGCAGCCTATGACTTACCTGCCGACTGAGAAGGCGTCCGGACCGCGCTATGTGATACCCTGCCCGCATGATCCGCGGTGTGCGGCGACGTGGGCGTGCTGCAAGTTACAGGATGCGGCACGGCTATGAGAGTGGGGCAGGCCCGTAAACGGGACTGGGGGATCTACCGCGTTTATCGGATGGGGTTTCGCTTTCCTTTCAAGAATCTTTCTGGCCTGTTGATTCCCTCTTGACATACCCAAGCGCTTAGGTTTACTATCTACTCATGTCAAACAACACCGCAGCCAAGACCACGACGACCTTCTTCGTTGCCACTGGTTCGGCCGTTAACGGCGTCCTTCCTGGCCGTCTGTTTCGCACGATGCGCTATGCCCAAGCATGGGCCGCGCAGTTCGCGGATGCTCGTATCTTCCAGAAAGAGGTCGTCACAAAGTGACGGCCAAGAATGCTCATGCTGTCGTCCTTGGACGAAAAGGCGGCAGGGCTAAATCCGATGCGAAGGTTCAGGCATCTCGTGCGAATGGTGCCAAGGGCGGGAGACCTCGCAAGCCCAAGGCTGACAGATGACGATTGAGATGACGCAAGCCGAAGCGGAGCTACTTATCGCGTTGCTGACTGGCGCAGAAGGCGCGTTTGCCGTAGTGAATCCGCCGCTCGTGGAGGCGCTCGAAGTGCTCCGTCCGTGGCGCACGGCGTTGATGCGTGCCTATCTTCGCGAACGCATGGGACAACCCGCGTCAACAAGCGCGGTAGTTCCTGTGGACGGAATAGTCGCAGAGGTTCAACGCGCGACTGATCGTTGAGCGATTCGGCTTATGAGTTGCTGCAAGAAGCAGGATGAGGCCCGGACATGAGTGGAGTGAAGCGAGTTTACGACGAACCGCCTGAGATTCCCTGCCCTGAAGACTTAGCGGCTGAGGGTATCGTGGAAGTGATTGTGTGCGGTCCTGACGGATGGTCTGTGTTTCAGAGCCATACACGGGCGATTGCTGAATCCGATCCGCACATGTGGGAGCGATTTATGGTGCCCGCGCTCAAGGCCGCAAAGGTTATTTGATGAAGCGCGCAGCAAAGAAGGATCTGAATCAAGCCGCCATCGTGTCGGCGTTGCGGGCCATCGGCTGCGAGGTGCTGATTCTCAACCAGGAGGGGATTCCAGACCTCCTGACGCACTACCGCGGCGGGTGGCTCCCGGTCGAAGTGAAGCGCCCCAGAGGGCATCTGACGGCCTTGCAGGTGGCTTTACGGCGGCGGGCGTGGTTTCCGGTGGTCTCGAGCGTCGATGAGGCGCTGGCGCTGTTTGGGGTGCAGGGATGAGCGACACGTATCGGGACGGCGTGCAGATGGAGCGGTGCTTGTTCTGCGGCGGGGCCGTGCGAGACGGTGGGGGGGCGCCGGTGGTCAATATCCTGCTCTCTGATGTCGAGGAGATTGCCTGCATTCTGAAGGAATACGTGGATTGCCCCGAAGTCTGGGGCGAGACCATCAAACGGCTTGAGCAGGCGTGCGGCCGGACGACGAAGCAGATCCAGCAAACAGAATTAGCACGGATTCAAGCGGAGCCTATCCCCGCGCATGTCCGCACGGATCGTGGCGGGCTGGAGTTCCCCGAATGACCGCCGCGGTAGATCCTGTCGGTGGGAGAGGGCAGGAACGTCCACGCGCGACGAGGTATCTGCTTTCTTCTCTAGCAGTTGCGGAGGACTGATGCCGAGGACACCCGCCCCGCTCACCGTGGAACACTTTCAGCCGTTCACAACGATCAATTACTGGCAGGTTCGAGATTCGACAGGTCGGGTCATCGCGGAGTTTCACGAGGAAGCCGACGCCCGCGCCTTCGTGGCGCTGCCCGCCCTGATTGAAGCCTGTGAATTTATGCTTGAGTGGATCACTGATCATCACATTGATTGCTCAGTCGAAGATGACATTCGAGCCGCCCTCGCCGCAGGCCGACGGCCCAGCCCCCACGGATGAGCAGGGATGAGCAGTAACCCGTTTCAGATTGACGGCCCAGCGGTGATCAGTTTCAGCGGGGGCCGGACGTCTGCCTACATGCTGCGGCGGATCTTGGATGAAGGCTTACAGCCTGATGTGCATGTGGTGTTTGCGAATACGGGCAAAGAGCGCATGGAAACGCTGGTGTTTATCGACCATATCCAGCACGCGTGGAACGTGCCGGTGCGGTGGGTGGAATGGCAGCGGGAAGACCCGCGTTACAAGGAGGTGACATATCGGACGGCCGCACGAGACGGCGAACCGTTTATGGCGCTGAACCTGTGGAAGACCTATCCCCCGACGCCGGTCATGCGTCTCTGCACACAGCATCTCAAGATCGATGCGATGAAGCGCTTTGCGATGAGCGAGTTGGGGCTAATCGAGTGGACTTCTGTGATCGGGATTCGTGCGGATGAGCCGAGGCGCTGGCGGATTCTCGGGCAGGACGAGCGCAACAAGCGAGAGTTTAAAGTCGGGCCGCTGGTAGAGGCGGGGATTACCGAAGCCGACGTGATGGCGTTTTGGGCCGCGCAACCCTTTGACTTGTATCTGCAGCAAAACCAAGGGAACTGTGACCTGTGCTTCTTGAAGGGTTTCGACAAGATTAAAAACATCGTGCGTGACCGGCCGGACCTTGCGGAATGGTGGGCACAGGAAGAGGAACGCATGGGCGCTCCATTTCGGAATGATCGGCCCTCGTATCGGGCCATGCTCAATCAACCAGATCTCTTTAAGGACACCGTGACGGACGATTTGATCGACTGCTTTTGCCATGATTGATGCCGCCGACGGCCCCAAGGAGCAGCCATGAGCCGAGACAGTTGGTTAAGCGAGTTCTGGGTCATTTTTAAGCAATATCTCTTCGTCGCTGCCGTCGTTGGTGCGTTCGGTCTGATTGCGGCATTTATTAAATTTGGCGGCGGGCACTGAGAGGACCGACCCCGCATGAGCCGAGGTATTGACAGCTCCAACTGCGAGACGGGTGCAACCGCTTCGCATGGTCGCCACGTAGCCGCCGGTCTACGGGAGAATACCGGCACTTTTCGAGAGGTAGCTGATGTCTGAGTCCCGCCCCCCTGACGACACCCGACATGCGGAGTTTGTCTCGTTGGCCTTGGAGTATCACAAGACCGTCGAAGGCGAGTATGGGTGTCCCGGCGCGACGTGTCCCGGCGTTCAACGGCTCGTCAGCCTGCTTGAGCAAGCGGCCCTGATTCGTCCCGCGCCCGTCGCCCCTGACGACACCCCCACACGCCTCGATGAGATAGAGAAGCGGTGGCAAGATCAGGCCGACATCAATACCGACGTGCAATTCCTGCTGGCCGAAGTCTCCCGTCTCCGCGATGTGAATGACGCGCTTAAAGCTGAAGTCGCAGCCCAGAAAACGCGGGCCAACACGAACGCTATCGAGCGGACGGATGCGCGTGAACGCGCAGAAGCGGCCGAGGCCGAAGTCTCCCGTCTCCAGCAGGAGAACGCCTTACTCAGACGCAGCCTGGAGATGCTGACCAAGCAACTTGAAGAGGCAGAACGCGAAGCCTCGATTACCACAGAAGAACTCCAGCACCCCCGTGACTGAGGTGTATACTTCGGTGCCAGTTGTCTAAGCACGCCCCCCGCGGACCCGTGAAGGTGCATACAGACCCTATGGACGGCACAAACCCCATAGATGCCCCATTTACGCCCTGCACGGCGCATAGTCGATCCGGCAACCGGTGCAAGCGTCGGCCGATCCCTGGCGGTGCCGTCTGCTATATGCACGGCGGGGCGGCGCCACAGGTCCAAGCCTCAGCCAAAGAGCGCCTCATGGCCCTGCAGCCCTTGGCGATTCAGACCTTAGCGAAGCTCTTAGCGCGGGATGAGTTTCCCACGGTGCAACTCGGGGCGAGCAAAGACGTGCTCGACCGCACCGATGGCAAAGCCTTTGAGCAGCCCCAAGAACTGAACATCACCATCAACATCGTGGATGTCCTGAAGCAGCGCCATGCTCGACGCCTCACGGCTTAGCCCCACCGACGAGCTCGCCCTGGCCGAGTGGGCCCGAGACTGCGCTGAAGATCCCCTCCGCTTCGTGCTGGAAGCCTACCCGTGGGGCGAACCAGGACCCCTGAGCCAGCATGACGGCCCTGATACGTGGCAGCGGGCCTTCCTCGAGGACCTCGGCAAAGAGGTCAGGACCAGAGCCTTCGACGGTGTGACGCCGGTGCAGCCCATTCGCCGGGCGGTCTCGAGCGGCCACGGCATTGGCAAGTCGGTCATGGTGGCCTGGTTGGTGGATTGGATTATGTCCACCCGCCCCTACTGCAAGGGCACCATTACGGCGAACACCTTCACCCAACTCGAGACGAAGACCTGGGCCACGGTGCAGCACTGGACGGGCCTGTGCATTACGGCGCCGTGGTTTGCGGTCGTGGCGAACCGCATGTATCACCGGCAGTATCCCAAAAGCTGGTTCTGTGCGCCCCAGTCCTGCCGGGAAGAGAACAGCGAAGCCTTCGCCGGCCAGCATGCGGCCGATAGCACCAGTTTTTACATCAACGACGAAGATTCCGCCGTGCCGGACAAGATCCACGAGGTTAGTGAAGGTGGTCTGACGGACGGGGAGCCGATGCAGTTCCTGTTCGGTAACCCGACCAGGACCACGGGGGCCTTCCATGCGGCGTGTTTTGGCGTGCAGCGCTCACGGTATGTGGTGACCGTGGTGGACAGCCGGGAATCCAGGTTTACCAACAAGACGCAGATTGCGGAATGGGCGCAGGACTATGGCGAAGGTTCAGACTTCTTCCGTGTTCGTGTGCTTGGCTTGCCTCCAGCAGCTTCCGACCTCCAGTTCATTGATACGGCTACTGTGGCGGCGGCGCAAGCCCGGACTGTGCTGGCTCTGCCAGACGAACCGCTCATCGCTGGCTTGGACTTGGCTCGTGGGGGATCGGACGAATGCGTCATCCGATTCCGACGCGGACTGGATGCCAGAAGTATCCTACCGATTCGAGTTCCCGGCGCCCAAGCCCGAGACTCGATGAAGATGGTCACACTGGCGGCTGATGTGCTGACGCGGGACTACCAGGGCCAGCGGGTGGCGAAACTCTTCGTGGATGCCACAGGCGGGAGCATCGGCGGTCCGATTGCGGACCGGCTGCGACAACTTGGCTACGATAACGTGATTGACGTGCAGTTCGGCGGGGAGTCACCGGACCCGAAGCTCGCCAACATGCGAGCCTATATGTGGAGCAAGCTCCGCGACTGGCTGCCGCGGGGCGCGATTGATACGACCTCGGCGCTCGAGATGGATCTGACCGGGCCTGGGTATACCCATGACAAGCAGGATCGCGTCCTGCTCGAGTCCAAAGAGAACATGAAGAAACGCGGCGTGGACAGCCCCGATGATGGGGATGCGCTGGCGCTGACGTTTGCCCAGCCGGTGCGCGTGAACGTGCCGACGGCGGCGCCCTACAAGCCTCGCGTCGGGTGGACCTAGAAACAGGTGTATACTGCCGTGCCAGTGGACCCCTACTCGGCGCTGAAGACCACGGATACGTGGCAGCCTGGGACGTTACAGGTCGCGGAGCGTGACGATCTGGCTGCGCAGGTTGAGCAATTAACGCAGCGAGTCTCAGAATTGACCGCATGGGCGACTGGTTTCGCTCAGGGGATCGAGTCCCGCATGGCGGCCCTTGAGCGCCGGTATGTGCGGCTCGAGGAGCACGTGAGCGTGAAGCGGGAAGCCATCGACGGCGTGGGCACGGTGGAGATTAGCGGCCATGAGTCCTGACGAACGGCAAGCCATCTACGCCAAGGCGGTCGAGCAGTTGCTGAAGCTGTCCCGCGACGATAAAGCCTTCCTGCGGCAGATCCACATCTCCCCGGAGTAGCCATGCCCGCCAAGTCGCGTAGTCAGCAACGACTCATGCAAGCCGCGGAGCACGGGGCAACGTTCCCGATGGCCGAGAAGATCCGGGCATCGATGAGTCATACCCAGATGCATGACTTCGCGGTGGGTTCTGAGAAGGGCAAGCCTGAGCACGTCAAGAAGGCCCGCAGCAAGCCCGCGGCTGACCCGAACCATGAGTCCTACGCCTATGACTGGCGGGCGCAGCAGCATCCGCATCGCAATCTGGGCAAGTTCCTGCACAAAGCGAAGTAATGGGGCGTGAGGCGCGACTGAATCCGCGTAGCCCAGAAGGCGGCACCCTCCCGCGCAGCCTGTTTACGGCTCGCCTCTCCAGGTTCGCGCAGCATTTCAAGACCCGCACGGAGTATGACGCCTACGTCGCGCACGTCGAATTGACCGAGGCTGAGCGCCGGCTGGTGGAGTCCCTGCTGCCTGAACGGTTGCGGGTCACGGAGTCCTGATGGCTGAGAATCCCGGCCGCCCGTTGCCAGCGCGTCAATCCAGCGATTCCGCAGAGGATGATGCCCTGCTCGTGGAGCTCCGAGAGCGCTATACCTATGCGCTCGACCAGTGGAAGCCGATCCGTGATGCCGCCAAAGAGGACATGCGGGTGGTCGGTGGGGATCCGTGGGCGCCGAAGGATCGCCGGGCTCGAGAAGATGCCGGCCGCGTCTGCCTGTCCCTGGACGAGCTGCACCAATACTTCAATCAACTGATCAACGAGGTGCGGGCGAATCCCAGAGCCCCGAAGTTTGACCCGACGGGCAATGGGGCCAACGCCCAGACCGCCGAGTTCTACCAAGGCAAGATGCGGGAGATTGAGTATCGCTCGCAGGCGCAGATTGCCTATACGACGGCCTTCCAGAACGCGGTGCATCAGTCCTACGGTTGGCTGCGGTTCAATACCAAGTATCAGCCCAAGGGCTTCGTGCAGGACCTGTGGATTGACAGCATTGAGAATCCCGACCTCGTGCTGTCGGATCCCGATGCGTTGCGGCCGTCCTCAAGCGACCAGACCTATTTGTTCTACTTGCAGTCACGGAGCATCAAGGAGTTTCGCCGGGAGTTTCCAAAGGCTGAAGTAACCAACTTCACGCCTGAAGTGGTGAATCAGGCCCCGGCCTGGATTACCCCAGAGCGCGTGCAGGTCGCGGAATACTGGGCGATTGAGCCGGTCACGAAGGAACTCGTCCTGCTGCAACTGCCAGACGGTCGGACGCAGGGCTTCTACACCGACGAACTCGAGCAGATGCCGACGAACGGCGCGAAGGTCGTGGACCGCCGGCAGGAGCAAGTGCCCGAAGTTTGCATGTATCTGACCAACGGGGTCGAGATCCTCAAGAAGCCGGGGCAAGAGAAGCGGCAGCGGTGGGCCGGTAAATACATCCCGTTTGTGTCGTGCTTCGGGATGGTGATCTATGTGGATGAGGGGTCGGGCCCGAAGCGCAAGATCCTGAGCATGACCCGCTTAGCGCGGGATCCCTACATGCTCTATTGCTACTACCGGACGTGCCAGGCGGAACTCGTGGGGATGACCCCGAAGATTCCCTACTTCGTGCGGCGAGGCTCGCTCAAGCCTGATCAACTAGCGAACCTCGCGAAGTCACTCCACGAGCCTATCTCGGTGATTGAGGTCGAGGCGTTCATCGACGGCATGCCCGGTCAGGCACCCGAATTTCCCGTTCGTAACCCCTACGAGCCGTTCATCCAGAATCTGGAGATTGGCGCGGAGTCGGCGCGGCGGGCGATTCAGGCCGCGATGGGCATTAGTCCATTGCCCACGCAGGCGCAGCGGCGCAATGACAAGTCCGGCGTGGCGCTGCAGCAGATTGAGAGCTCGCAGCAGAAGGGGTCGTTCCACTTCATCGACCACTACAACGAGATGCTGCACCAGGGCGCGGTGATTGTCGAAGACCTGATCCCGAAGGTCTACGACACGCCTCGAGAGGTCGGGGTGCGGGATGCGAAGGACAACGCCAAGACGGTCAGCATCAACAATCCCCAGATGCAGCGCAAGGGCGACATGCCGAACGGCGTAGTTGGGGATCATACCGTCACGATCAGCGAGGGGCCGGCCTTCGAGAGCCAGCGCGCGGAAGGCGCGGCGTTTACCGATACGCTCGTGAGCAATTTGCAGATGATTGCGCAGGTCTCCGGGCCGAAGGCGGCGGGGGCGGTGCTCGGGCTGGCCGTGAAGCTGAAGAATCTGGGCGAGATTGGCGATGAGATTGCCAAGATCGTGACCCCGCCCGAGTATGCGGAGCAGGACGGGCAGGACCAGATCCCGCCGCAGATTAAGGCCGCGCTGCAGCAGATGGGGCAGGAGAACCAGCAACTCAAGCAAGCCATTGAGTCCAAGGTGGCTGAGAAGCAGGCCGAAGCCCAGGCCAAGGGCCAGATCGACATGCAGAAGCAGCAACTGGAGGGGCAGCAGAAGATCCAGCAGATGACGCTTGAGCAGGAGGGCAAGGAGCGACTGGCGTGGATTCAGCAGTCCGCGCAGATTGCGATTGCCGGCGCCAAGATTGACGCCGAAGAGGCGCGGACGTTCGTGGATGCGGTGGAGCAGCGCAGCGCGAAGGCGCTCGACCTCCACATGGAGCATGTGGGGCACGCGCAAGACGTGATCCACGCCACGGCCCAGATGACGCATGAAAAGGCCCTGAGCGAGCAGGAGCATGAACAGGCCCTGCAAGCGGCCCAGGTCGGACACCAGCAGGCGCTCGAGCAGGGTGCACAGGGGCACCAGCAAGCCTTAGAGCAAGGGCAGCAAGCGGCGGATTTAGCCCCTGAGCCTGCGGAGCCGTCGGCATGATGAGCCTGCCGCTCTTGGAACGGCGCCGGGCGGTAATTATCTCGGATCTGCTCCTGAAGGTCGAAGCAGCCGACTGGCATGGCGTGGCCGACGCGGCCATGGACCTGCGGGAGATTGATGTGGCGATCAAACTCCTGAATAGCGACCGGAAACCCGTGTATACTTCGTGACCATACCCATGGATAGGAAGTAACCAGCATGGCCGACGAACCAATTGCCGCCTCGTCAGCGGTCGCTGAAACGCCTGTTGCACCTGAGTCGCCTGTCCTCCCGAATCTCTCGGGGATGAGCTCGGCGCAAGTGGCGGAATGGCGCAAGACCGGAGAAGCCCCCAAGGCGAACGACTCGGATACGCCTGCCGACCAGCCTGTGGAACAGGTCGCCTCAACGGAGGTCGCTGCTACGCCCGCCTCGGAACCGGGCTCACCGAAGAAGAAGAACGCCGAGAGTCGGAAACAGGAACTGCAAGCCGAGATTGACGGACTGCTCAAGACGCGGGCGCAACTCCGCGCCGAAGTCTCAGCCCCGGTCCCGGTCAGCCGTCCAGATGTCCAACCGGCAGTCTCATCGCCTGCCGCGGCCTTTCCTGATTACGATACGTGGAGCACGCAGCAGCCAGCGGGATCGGATATTCGCTATGAAGTCTATAGCGCCGAGTTTACGCTGGATGTGGCCGCTCGGAAACAGCACGCCTATGCGGACCAGCAAGCCCGCGCAGAAGCGGCTCGAGAGGCCACGGAGTTGCAGACCGCCTACCGTCACGCCGCGGAGACCTTTGTGACGGACCATCCCGACTACTGGTCGGTGGTGAATCCGATTACGCAGCATCTGCCGGTGCAGAACGCGACGACGGAAGCGATGGGCGACGTGATCGCCCGGTCTGCGAGTCCTCCGCAACTGCTCTACCATCTCGGCACGCATAAAGACGAGTTTCAACGCATCCTGAGCCTCCCGCCGGCGCGTGCCGTCTACGAGCTCGGGAAGATTGACGCGAGTCTGACGCCTTCCTCGGTGCCATCTGTCCCTCGGACGAGTGCCCCGCCGCCTCCGCAAACGCTCTCGACTCGGGCTGTCGCCCCGGTCGATGATGTTGATGCGGCGCTGGCGTCTGGGGACTTTCGTCGCTACAAGGCTGCGCAGAATGCGCGAGATGTGGCGGCACATAGATAGGCGGCTCCGATGCCGACAACGAACTCCTGGAATGTCGTCGATTGGCTGACGACTGAAGGACTCCGACTGCTCACGAACAAGCTGGCCGTGGCCCAGTTTGGCAACACGAACTACAACAAGGAATTTACGCGGGACTTCGCGGTCGGGGAAACCGTCCGTGTCCCCCGTCCATTCCAGCCGACGATTCGCACCGGCCTCGGGTATAACCCGCAGGCGGTGACACGCATCTACACCACGGTCACGGTCGATCAGATTTTCGGCGTAGACCTCGAGTGGGATGACGTGCAGAAGGCCCTCGAAGTCACCAAGCCCGATGCGCAACTCCGTGATCAGGTGCTCGATCCCTGCATGTCTTACATCGCGCAGGAGATTGACAGCCGGTTCACGCAGTATGCCTATCAGCATGCCAACAACGTCGTCGGCGTGCTCGGGACCGACCCGACCTCGACCACGATCACGATGCAGGCCCGCCAGCG